CGCTGTTACAGACGAGTTTGAGCGCATTGACTTTTGCCAGTGCCGTCCCGTCAATGTAGCTGGCACATGGTGCATGATCAGGAACCCAGCAACGGCCATTCAAAAGGATTTGCTCAACACAGGATGCCTTGCCACGCCCGCAGAGCGGGAGGCTTGGTTCAGGGCCGTTGGCATCGGAGGTCTCAGCCAGTACACTGGCGTCCCCGTGTTCGACGCCTTCTACAGGGGTTTGGTAGCGTCTGGTGGAAACAGCCGCTCCCAGTATCAGTGGAAGGAATCACTCGCTAGGTCACAGAAATACAGGCAGACAGGGCTTTTGGGGGGGCCGATTGAACCCTCCACTAGAGTTTCTTTCTACCGGGCTTTTGGGATCACTCCGGATGAGCAGCGAGTCTTAGAGACGCGATGCTCCCGGCACATATACTCTAGTCAGAACCCCACCCAAGTTAGCACCCTCGCTAACTACACAGACATCCACCACGCGACGAATTTGCTCAAAGGAAGGTAACAACCCACGAGCACCATGGTCAAAATCCCCAACAAGAAGAAGGGCCCCGCCTCTAAGAAGTTGAAGCAGAAGGCACCAGCAAAGCGCCAGGCTCCCACAAGGGGGCTTGACGCTGAGGCGAGAAAGTATGCCAAGTTGATCGCCGATCCGTGCTACGGCCAGATCACAGATCCTGTGTACCAATCGTCTGGCTCAGGCCAGTTTGTTAGGCTCGAAAACGATTTCATTATCGGAGCTGAAGCAACCTCAGTTGGTGCTGCCATGATCTTCACGCCGGGCATGATCTCGGCAACAGGCGCAGGAGCCGTCATTCCGACCACTGTCGTTAATAGCGACACTGGTGCGATTGTGTGGAACGCCAACACCACCTACCAATGTGGTACAGCCTTCGCAGCTACAGGTTCTGCTGTGAGGGCTGTATCTGCTTGTATGCAGATAAGCTATGTTGGATCAGAGCTCACCCGCGCCGGTGTATTCAGCATCGCGCAGATGAACAGGCAACAGGCGCTGGGTTTCACCACCACTGCGAAATTGAGGTCGGCCGCAGAGCGTGTCGTCCGAATTCCAGATGGTGTTCTTGAAATCAAGCTCGCCCCCACCGCAAAGAACGCTGATTTTTACTCAACGGGTATTGATCAAGCAGATTCCGGTGAGTGGCCCTGCCTGGTGTTCACCGCAACGGGAATCCCCAGCAGCACCGGCATCCGAGTCCGTCTCGTGCAGGTGCTGGAGTGGCTCCCAGCGGCGGCTACGGGTGTAATCTCCAACACGTCTTCCACACGTTCATTCAATTCGCTACAGCAGGTCCTCGCGGCCATGTACCAGGCGAACCCACAGTGGCAGTACGAACTGCTGACAGGCCTAGGGGCTTATGCTGCGAAAGCGATAAG